ATGGATCCTCGCCAAGCAAAATTTTGCCGCCTTCCACCCAAGCCCTAGAAAACAGTTTCTGGTGGTGATGGATGGCCCCGTGCCCGGCAAGAGCGGCTTCTTTCGGCTCTGGCGGGGCTGCGACGAGAACCGCGCTGGTGACGGCTTCGCCATCCTCATCGACCCATCCGGCGAGGGTGACGGTCTCAAGCTTGCCATTCATGGGCGGCTTCAGCTCAGCGTCTTTGCTCTTGCGCTGGACCAAACGCAGGCACCCGTTGTCGCTGGGGACTACGCTGATCTCGATGTCCAGCGCTCCCCGCCAAGCGCTCGATCCTCTGGCGCGGTGCTGGGCTTCCTCACTCACTCCTGTGTGGTGCACGAGGATAACCGCGCACCCAAAGCCGCGCATGAGGTGGGCGCAGGCGTCGAGCATGGTCTTCGCATCCTGGGCGCTGTTCTCATCGCCCTTGAGGAAGCGATGCAGGGTGTCCACCACGATCACGTCGGGCTGGTGGTTCAGGCCCCTGATGTGATCAATCACATGCTGCAAGCCTTCTTTGGTGTTGAGATCGCACCCTTCCCGGCTTAACCACATGGTTAAGCTGTCGGCTTGGTGGTGTTGTTTCCACGCGGCGACGCGCCCTCGCAAGCCATGGTGTCCTTCACCGGCAAGATAGACGATCGCCCCCGACTTGACCTTGCAGCCGTTCCATTCGGTGCGGCCCGCCGCCATGTGCAGCATGAGATCAAGCACGGCGAAGGTCTTGCCCCCGCCTGAAGGGCCATGGATCATGTGCAGGGCTTCGGCCTGGATCCAGCCTTTGACCAACCATCGCAGCGGCGCGGGCTGGGCTGCAAACTCATCGGCGGGAATGAGCCATTGCTCGATCGGCGGGTTAAGCAGGGCCTGCAGGTCATGCCCGCCAGCAACGTAGTCATTGGCGTCGCCTTGGATGGGAATGACTACAACCTTGGCGCGGTGCTTGGCTGCTGCTTGATCGGCGTATTTCTGGCCAACGCCGCTGGCGTCATTGTCCGCCACGATGACCAGCTCAGCGTCCGGGTGGGCCTCGCGTATAGAGCCGGTGACGGGAACAAGGTTGCTGGCGCTGTAAGCCACGACACAAGGTTTGCCGGTCACTTCGTGAATGGTGGCTGCTGTGGCGAAGCCCTCGGCAATGTAAACAACCTCGGAGCCGCCCGCCGCTTGAGCATTTGTCGTTCCGACAACCCAATACCGCCCGCCTGTCGCCGCCCCTGCGTGATAGAGCTTGCCGCCATCGGCGTCTATATATTGCAGCGACGACAGCGCGCCCGTGTGATCGTAGAGGGGAGCCATCAACCGCCCATCGCCAGTGATGCGAAGGCCGTGGGCTTTGACCCGCTTGCGCGCAAGGTAGGGATGGTCATCGCTCGCCGCCCCGGCTTGTGACCATATGGCTTCCACTGTTTCAGCAGCTTGCGCGGCCCTAGCGTCCCGAGCGGCGCGGGCCTCAGCCTGCCTGCGGGTAATGGCCATCTGCTCTTGGGCCGTCAGCTCTCGCCCCACCTCAGCCCTGAAGGTCTGCGTCACACCCGTGCGCCAGTCGCCGAACATCCCCGCGCACACGCCATCGGGAAAAAACACGTACCAGCCTGCTTTATCATGCCCGGCTTGGCCCTTGCTGCCGGTCTGGTAGCGGTGCAGCGTGCCGTCGATCACAATCGAACTAGGCGGCGTCACGCCTGCAGCTTGCATGGCGGTGCGGATCTGATCGTCGATCGGCGCGGGCCTTGGTGGGCTCCATGGGCCGCCTAGGATATGCGTCAAGTCAGTCAACTCTGTCCCCCAAATAATCGCTCAGCTTCTTCACCACGGCGTAAGACGGCGTCGCGCCGCGCATCAGACGCAGGATTGTGGCATATCCAACCCCCGTCAACCGGCTCACAGCCCGTAGGTTCCGATCCTGTAGCTGTTTTCGGATGGCTTCAATGGTCTGCATGTAATCGCTCCTGATAATTTTTTTGCGCATTGCTGTTGACATAATTGGTCAACACACGCAAGGTCGCTTTGCCCGACCGGATTGGCCGAAGGGGCAAACGAAAGACCAAACACCATGGCTATTACTCTCAAACGCACGGGCGCGATTGCCCGTGATGGCGTGAAACTGCTTGTTTACGGACAAGCAGGCGCTGGCAAGACGTCGCTCATCCCCACCCTGCCAAACCCCGTCACCCTATCAGCGGAAGGCGGGTTGCTGTCAGTGGCTGGCGCTGACCTGCCCTACCTTGAGATCGGCAACATGAACGATCTCAGGGAGGCCTTGGCATGGCTGCAATCGGATCAAGACTTCCAGTCCGTGGCCATCGACTCGATCAGCGAGATCGCTGAAGTCGTGCTGAATGCCGAAAAGCGTGTGGCCAAAGACCCGCGCCAAGCCTATGGCGCCATGCAGGACACGATGACCGAAGTGATCCGCGCTTTCCGCGATCTGCCCGGCAAACACGTTTACATGACGGCCAAGCTTGAGAAGCAGGCCGATGAGATGGGCCGCATGCTGTACAGCCCTAGCATGCCCGGCAACAAGACCGGCCAAGCTTTGCCCTACTTTTTCGATGAAGTTCTGGCGCTGCGTGTGGAGCGGGACGCAGATGGCGTGCCGCAGCGGGCGCTGATGTGCGACAGCGACGGGCTTTGGCTGGCCAAGGATCGCTCCGGCCAGCTTGCGCCGTGGGAACCGGCTGATTTGGGGCAGGTCATTGCGAAGATACAAGGGGGTGCGTCGTGAACCTCGCCGCCGAATGGCTTGAAGCCAAAGAAGCCGAACTTGCTGCGATTGAGAAGCGGCGCAAGATCGAAGACGCCATGCTTGCCAAAGGCCAGACTGAATGGGCCGGTTACACGGTTCGCATCGCCGGGCGCGACAACTGGAAGATCGACGGTGACAAGCTGCAGGCTTTGGCCGAGGCCAATGGTCTGACCGATTATCTTCCGACGCTGTTCCGGTGGAAGCCTGAGGTGAACAGAAAAATCTGGGACGCCGCTGCATCCAAGATCACGAAACCCCTGCTTCCGGCGATCACCATCACGCCAGGCCGACCAACCTTTACCATCCGCGAAGACTTTTAATTCGCACAGACTTTTAAGGAGACCACGATGAAGCTTGATTTTTCCCTTGATGACCTGCCCGAGGCCCTTGAAACGTCCTATGATCCCCTGCCCCCCGGCTGGTATCAGGCGCGGGTTGCTGCGGTCGAGGCTCGGCCCAACAAGGCCAACACGGGCCAATATCTGGCAGTGCGTTACGACATCATCGGCCCGACGCACCAAGGCCGGGTGATCTATGGCAACCTCAATATCTCCAATCCATCGGCCAAAGCCGAGCAGATTGGCCGCCAGCAGCTGGGCCAGCTCATGATGGCGATCGGTCTTGAGCGCATTTCCGATACCGATCAACTGATCGGCGGGACGTGCGAGATTAAGCTGGAGATCCGCCCTGCCGATGGGCAGTACAAAGCCAGCAATGATGTCAAGGGATGGAAGGCCCTTGAGGCGCGAGCCACTGCGTTTAGCCCGCAACCGTCCGCACAGTCCGCCGCACAGCCGTCTGCACAACCCGGCGCTGCGACAAGCCAAGCCCTGAGCGGCCAAACCCCGCCATGGAAGAAGCGGTCATGAGCGCTCTTCCCGAAGCCCAGAATGATCTGGCCGCGCTTATCGACAAGGCCCATCAACAAGAGGAGGCGGGGCGCGAGCCTCGCCCCCATCTTGGGGCGTCCATGCTTGGACACCCTTGCGACCGATGGCTTTGGCTTAGCTTTCGCTGGGCCACGCCGCGCAGTTTTGAAGGGCGCGTGTTGCGCATCTTCCGGCGCGGCCAACGCGAAGAAGAGACGATCCTTAAGGATCTCCAGATGGCGGGAATTGAGATTGTGTCAGAGCAGGCGCGCGTAGCGATCGAAGGCCATGTTGCGGGGACCATTGACGCCATTGTCCTTGGCGTGCCTGAGGCCCCAACGAAGCAGCATGTGGCCGAGTTCAAGACGCACAACAAGGCGAGCTTTACCACGCTGACAAAACAAGGCGTCGAGGCGTCCAAGCCAGAACACTACGTGCAGATGCAGGTCTACATGCACGCGACGGGCTTGGAGCGGGCGCTGTATGTAGCGATCTGCAAGGACGATGACCGTTACTATTTCGAGCGCGTCAAATACGATCAGTTGACGGCGGAAGACGCCATCGCGCGGGGCCTAAGGGTGTCCTGCTCCGATCATATGCCCGAGCCTATGTATCAGGCCAGCGCGGCTTGGTGGCAATGCAAGACGTGCCCTGGCTTTCACTTTTGCCATGTGTCTGGGCTGACGAAAGAGGTCAATTGCCGCACATGCGCGCACTACACGGCGCGGACAGATGGCACAAGCCATTGCGCGGTGTGGGACTTAGAGATCCCCGTTGAAGCGCAAATTGAGGGTTGCCCCAAGCATGTGATCCACCCGGACCTGACGCCGTGGACAATGCTGGATAGCCCAGACGGGGTGACCGGGGCCTACATGATCGACGGCCAGAAG